CTCGCTATCGAACCGCTCCATGTATTGCATGAACGCAGTGAGTGACTGTTTATCCACCTTCTGGATTGCACCGAAGACAAGCACTGCACTTGCGCCAGCAGATGTAGGCACTTGGGCAGTAGTGGGTGAGGCGATGATGCTCTCCCACGATGGAAGCTGGTCTTGGTAGTCAATGAACGCCTGCATATCCCGCGCAGCAGACTCACCGATTGCACCCTTGAGCGCAGCGATGGTAGCCTCCGGCCCGTTCACCTCGCGTTGGCTAACAATGTTAGAGGCGATGGCCAGCGAGCGAGGCGAGACGTAAGCAGTCTGCTGCTTGCGAGGGTTGTAGATGTATGGATTGTCGTCTTGGTTGCCATCCGTATAGCTGGCTAGGGCTTGGGGAAACTGACGCACCCACGCCATGATGATAGGCTCGATGCTGCTGTTGACTGCCCACTCAAGCCACTGCGCATCGTCTGGCTTGGCTACGGTGATTTCCACGATGCGGTTGCGGGTGTGTGCCTTCATGTTATCCCCTACGCCATCAGTCGCAAGGTTGCCGGTCATGAAGATGATGCTGTCCGGGCTGATGCTGATGTCACCTAGACGCGGGTTGGTAATCTCCAACAGCGGATGCAGCATGTTCTTGATAGGCTCCATGCCCTTGGTGAACTCGTCGAGCATGATAACGACAGGCTTACCCTCGTGCAGTCGGAACCTAGCGTTGGGGTAATACCGGGTGACACGCTTATCGTGGTCAATGACAGGCATAGCGATGTCACCCAAGTCCATGTTGGGAACGTCCATGTATGCAGCTACGTGAGTAGATGATAGCGCGTCGGCAATGAACGATAGCATGGTTGACTTGCCAATGCCGGGTTCGCCGCGAACGAGGAACCTAACTTTGGGGTTAGTCATGATGAGGGTCGCAGCCTGCTTGAGGCTGACGGTCGAGCCGAAGTTGATGGTAGTCATTAGTAGTCGCTCCTTGGTTATGGTTAGCTTAGTATCAGCTAACACTGTTAGGCTGTGTTGAGAAACACCTGTAAGCGTTAACCTATTGCACCAGTTAGCGTTTACAGTTATAAATGTATAGCATTGTTACGTCTATGTCAAGCCCTTTCAGTCGAACCTGTGACTAGAAGAACGCCCTGTATCGGTTATGGGCAAGTTCACCCAAGGGCACCGTGATTTTGGTGAACACCTCGTGGTTGTGGTGATGTAGTAAGAAGTTCTCAAACTTAGTGACGGGGTTGTGATATCCCGGCCAAGCAAAGCATGCCAGTGCAAGGTAGTTATCCTCTAACTCGCTGCTTAGGATTAGCTTGGACATGTCTAAGTGTGAGATATAACCGGGGCGGGGAAACCCCTTAACCCCTCCGCCACCCTGTAGCTTCTGGATGTTTTTCATATACCGAATAAACGGCGCATAGCGGGCGCGCACCTCCTTGAGGGCCGCTCGATTTTTCTTGTAGATGACCTGCGGCTTGGGGTTGGTGAAGATAAGGCGTGGTGGACGGTCAGGGTTAGGCACGAAGATGTTGTCGGCTTTGTCGTGCAGGATGTAGGTCTTATCGTTGGGTCGGTCGAACCACACTGTCTCGCCTTGATGTGAACCGAACCATTCATGCATCAGTGCGCTGAGATAGGCCCGCGTTGTGTTGCTAGCGTGACCACCTTGGTTGATGATGATGCGCCCGTCTGGTTTGTATCTCACGATGTCGGTGTTGTAGATGCGCACGACGATGTCGTCGTTAGCATTGCGTATTGTTGCGTGGGTGATGTTCCTCTGCCCGACAGGCTTGCACTCGACAGCCCGCCCACGGATGGGCTTGACCTTAGCTTCATGTGCCACTGCGGCGGCGTAGTTGTGAAGCATCGGCACATTATTGGCGTTTGATCCAAAGGCCATGATGTTACTCCTTCGTTAGCTTGATGGAGGGTGGGGCGGGTAGTGGTGCCCAATGGGTTGCATCGTAGGTGTTAGCGCGGATAGCGCAGCGCACCTGATAGCGGGGTTCGTTACGCACCTTATGTGCAATGAGGTGTTTGCCCTTGGGTGGGTGCCAGCCCATCGCTTCGTATAACTCGCACTCTTTCGCGTCAGGCTTGACGTATGCCAAGATGAACTCGCCAAGGGGCGGCGGCTCGGCGTCGATTGATTTCCACTCAATCATGCTACTTCCTTTCTGAGTGTGTGTTCACGGTAGAAGCACACGCCACGACGCCTGCCATACTGCGTCAGCATCGCATTTAGCTGAGGTTCAAGGGCCTTCAGTTCGGCGCGTAGCTTATCCACCTTCTTGAGCAGGGCTATTGCTTCCCTGTCGGCTTGCTTGTCTGCATCGGCTAACATTGTTAGTCCTCCTCATGGTTTGTCGGGTTGCTCTTGGGTGAGCACTCAACGATGATTGATTTGGCATGCACCCTCACGGCAAACAGCCGTGCCTCTAGCGCAGCGATGTGGTCGATGACCTTGCGTAGTAGCTTCTTGTCGTCGGGGTTCTCACAGGTGTTGCGCATGTCGCGCAGGTCGTCCTTGTCGTCGCGTGTCACTCGGGTTGCTCCTCTTCGTCGGGTTTCGGTTGGGGTTGCGTCTCTGCGTGGTCAATGGCGTCCAGCAGGGACGGTTCAGGGTTGGTGTCCTGTAGGTCTTTCCACTTAGTCATTAGCTTGTCCTCTTGGGGTTGAGTTGCGCAAGCTGTGCGCGGTTGGTGATGAGCATGTAGTTGCTCTTGTTGATGGGTGCTGAGCAGTAGGTGACTTGCCTTGCTGCGCGTTCGCCACAGGGAAGGCATACAAAGTAGCCAAGGGCTATGCGGCGGGTGTCGAAGTCGTCACCGCATATTTTGCAGGGTGTGTCTGTCTCGTCCGGGTTGTCCGGTTCATTGCCTAACATTGTTAGTCTCCTCGATTGCCGTGCTTAGCAGCGCGGGCTTGGTTGCGAAAAACATCTGCGTTCTTCGTATTTATACTGTATAGCATCATTGTGTCGATGTCAATCCATTCTGGTCGGGGCAGCGACTGAAAGTGCTGCGGAGGTAACTTTTCAATGACTTAGCTCAATGTAAGCAAATATGGGGCAATGTTATGGCTTTGTAAGGAAATTAGTTTACAAAAGAATGGCTGTAAGTGCCTGTTATCTCTCTGGAAAATGAGTGTTGTATTGTATTGTTATAATGTATTGATAAAATAAAAGTATAACCGGTTCTGGGGGATTTTGCTTGGACAGTGATGATGCACTTGCAGGAGAGCGCATAAACTCTCTCAGGGAATCGTATTCAAAAAACACCATAACATTATAACATTGAGTTAAGTGCTTGAAACACAAGGATATAAAAGCTTACATTGGCGATTCTGTTTCTTAACAACATAACATTACCCCCCTGTTTTTAGCTAAGTCATTGATTTGCACCATGCAAATATGCTCTGCGTGAGTTTTGCCCCCTGCTCGCCTAACAATGTTAGATTAACCCATTTGGCGAAGTCATTGATTTGCACCCTGCAATTATGCTCTGCGTGATTTTACGCGCCGTCAGCCGCATCCGCTCTCCAGATACGCACCTAGGAACTATCATCAGAATGGGCTTGACGCGGGCACAAAAAAGCCCCATGCACTGGTGCATGGGGTCGAAGCGGGCGGCGCGGCGGGGAGGGAAGCGGCGGGCCTAACATTGTTAGGCCCGCCGTCCGGGTCACTTCACCAAGCGCACATCAAACTTGAGGCGCTTTTTCATAAGAGCCGCGAAGTCATCGGCCAGCGCGACCAAATCGGGATTTTCGCTTTTTGCCATGCGCTTGTAATATGCGGTGCCATCCTCGACAGCGACAAGCATATCAGAACGTTTGGTCGGATTCGCGTTGCCGTTGCCTTCACCTTCGCCAGCTTCGACGGGCTGGCCGTCAAGTGTCACCTTGCCGCTAGGTGCCAAGCCGTTTGCCATGTTGCGACCATAGTCACAGATACGCTTGAACGGGACGGACGGGTTAGTGTGACCGGCGTCACGAAATGCCTTGTATAACTCAGTCTTATTCTTGCCGAGAATAACGGCGTTCTCGCTCTTTTCATTGGGAGCCATGTCGAACCATGCGAAGGGCATTAGGTCATTAAACTTGGCGGCGATGCGGATATGTGAACCGTAAGCCGTTCGTGTCGCATCAACCATATCGTGAAGGATGACCGAAAGCGGAATGTGTCGGACGTTAATGTCCACACCTTCGACAAGGGTGTTATTGGTTTCGATGATAGCAGCATTGATAAGAGTAGTCATAAGTAGTCCTTCGCTATGCCTAGCCATCAGCGGCTAGGGCTTGGTTGACCGAGGCGGCTAACCCGTCTCGATGAACAAACTAGACACTATTTCCGGGCCGCATACAAGCAAAATCGACCTAACAGTGTTAGTTTAACCTAATTGGAACAAATAGGGCGGGGGGTCGCGTTTGTTCCCGTTCTGTACCGTACCCGGTGGCCACCCCCCTTGACAGGGCATCACTGTCCCATTCGCCTATACATAGTGTTTTGCACATTAGATCACGTTTTCCCAAGTTTCCGACCCCCCACCCCATTACATTTACTCTGCGAGTGCCACGCACCTCGTATACAGAAAGACCCCCCGTCACCTTTTTGAAACCAACACCCCCGGGGGGTATATATTTTTTTGCTTTACTCATGCCCTAGTAACCGTATATAGCGCGACTCTGCTCCCACAAACCGGATGCTGCGCCTAGATGCCAACTGTTAGTATAAAGCCTACCAGTGAGTTCTCGATCCCCTATGATTGGGTAGATGAAGAAGCTCCGACTTTCCTTGATGAGGTCACGGTAGCGGGCAATACTGCAGAACTTCTGGCGCAGCTTGGTGCCCCCCTAGAGGTGGACCCGGACGACTATGAGCGAGAGAAGAAGCTGCTTGAGGCAGTAGTGAAGAAGCAAGATAAAGAACCGCTACAGCGGGTGAACACTGCGTTCGCTGCCGCTGCCTTCCTGCGCACTTACGGTCAGACTATGGCAGTAGATGCGAACCAGACACGCACTGCTATCACACATAAGCTTATGGAGATCGCCAACTGTGGCGAGACTAAGTACGAGCTTAAGGCTCTGGAGCTTCTTGGTAAGCACAGCGACATCGGGTTGTTCACCGAGCGTAGCGAGATCACCATCAACTATAACTCGCCTGAAGCGCTGGAGACAGCCATCAAGGAGCGAGTTAAGCGCCTGCTCAACGCAGATATCGTAGACGTCGTGCCACTCGGTCGGGACCTAGATGAAGAGCTAGGCTTTGCTGAGCTTCCAGACTCCGATGAAGAAGCTGACGATGCTGACTGACATCAGCCTCAAAGACATCCCGTCTATTCTGCCTAGCTTGTCCCTACACGAGCAGGAGATTCTGTTAGCCCAGCTAGAGAAGCTGGAAGAGCTAAAGGCAAAGAAGCTGGCGCAGGACAAGTTCCTCGCCTTCGTGAAGCAGGTGTGGCCGACATTTATCAGTGGTAGGCACCATGCGCGCATGGCTGAGGCGTTCGAGCGCGTGGCAAACGGTGAGTGCAAGCGGCTTATTATCAACATGCCACCCCGGCATACTAAGAGTGAGTTCGCCAGTTACCTGCTCCCGGCGTGGTTCCTTGGTAGGTTCCCCCATAAGAAGGTCATTCAGGCGTCCCACACGGCAGAGTTAGCCGTGGGCTTCGGGCGTAAAGTAAGAAACTTGGTAGACACGGAGGTCTACCATAAGATTTTCCCTGACCTTGTGCTGGCTTCGGACTCCAAGGCGGCTGGCCGATGGAACACAAGTAAGGGCGGGGACTATTTCGCTATCGGTGTTGGCGGTGCTGTGACGGGTAAGGGCGCTGACGTCCTCATTATTGACGATCCGCACTCCGAGCAGGAGGCTGCGCTAGCTGAAATTAACCCCGACATCTACGATAAGACATACGAGTGGTACACATCCGGTCCCCGTCAGCGTCTGCAACCGGGGGGCGCTATCGTCATCGTCATGACACGGTGGTCGAAGCGAGACCTGACGGGGCAAGTGCTAAAGAGTGAGAGCCTTAGGGGCGGTGATGGCTGGGAAGTCATCGAGTTTCCCGCCCTTCTGCCGTCTGGCAACCCATTATGGCCTGAGTTTTGGTCTCTGGAGGAGCTTACGGCTCTAAAAGAGGAGCTTCCTAGCTCAAAATGGCAGGCTCAGTACCAACAGTCCCCCACATCCGACACTTCGGCCATCATTAAGCGTGAATGGTGGAAGATTTGGGACAAAGAAACGCCCCCACAGTGCGATTTCATCCTGCAAAGCTGGGATACGGCGTTCGAAAAGACCCAGCGGGCCGATTACTCGGCCTGCACGACATGGGGTGTGTTCTATTACCCGGACGACAACGGCATAGAGCAGGCAAATATCATCCTACTGAATGCGTTCCGAGAGCGCATGGAGTTCCCTACGCTTAAGCGCGTAGCTGTAGAACAGTGGAAAGAGTGGGAACCAGATAGCGTCATCATTGAGAAGAAGGCGTCGGGTGCACCGCTCATTTACGAGATGCGAGCTATGGGCATACCGGTACAAGAGTTCACGCCGTCGCGTGGTAACGACAAGATCAGCCGCCTAAACGCCTGCTCTGACTTGTTTGCCTCTGGTCGAGTCTGGGCACCGGCTAATCACTGGGCTGAAGAAGTAATTGAAGAAGTCGCGTCCTTCCCGGGCGGAGAGCACGACGATTACGTGGATAGCACCTCACTAGCCATGATGCGCTTCAGGAAGGGTGGGTATGTTACGACCAACCTCGACGAGCCGGACGATATTGTATACTTCAAGTCTAATCGTAATCAAGGATACTATTGATGGCTATCGACAAGGCTCTTAATCAAGCTCCG